CCTGACAAAGTGCCTGACACACAATCCAAAAATTGCCGTGCCCCAAATAAATAGAGGTCCTCACGAGCGCCACGACTCGTGGTGTATTGGTAACTGCCAATGTTGACCCCAGCGAGGTAGAAGGGGATATTGCACGTTCTGCAGAGTTCTTTTGCTTGGAACTCAGCAGACTCAACCATCAACATGTTGTCCGGCAACGCTTTAGTTTCGGTGGGATCGTCGGGGTCCCACCGGCATCCCCCTGCAAAGGAATACCTATGGGATTGTTCACCAAAAAAGAAGTAACGAAAGCAGCGATCTCACCAGTCTCTGATTCGCACAAGGCTGCAGCTGCAGGTTCTTACGGTGGATACACAGCCCAAAATCAGGGCATCAACATGGTTGGGCAGTACTACACCTATTACGAAGGTGAAGCCCGTAATCGTGCCATGAGCGTCCCGACTATTTCTCGTGCTCGTGATTTGATCGCTTCAGTTATCGCTTCGACAAGCCTTGAAATGTATAACGAAGTTTGGAATGACACCGACAAAGAAATGGAATGCGTCCCGATCGCTCCACGTTCATGGTTGCGTCAACCCGACCCGTCTATCCCGTACGCAACGCTCATGAGTTGGACGCTGGACGATCTTTTCCACTACGGAAGAGCCTTTTGGTTTATTACTTCTCGTACGGCCGACGGTTTCCCTGCATCGTTCACCCGTCTGCCTGCAGGCTCAGTCACGACGCAAGACCAGACAGGACCCGTGTTCTTCGCACCTTCAAACGAAGTGTATTTCCAAGGCGGAATGATTGAACCTGACAACTTGGTGCAGTTCATCAGCCCAGTGCAAGGCATTATCTATTCGGCTGCAACGGCGATTGATACCGCACTTCGCTTAGAGCAGTCCCGTTACCGCAACGCACAATCGTCAATGCCTACAGGCGTTTTGAAACAAACTGGTGGGGAGCCATTGTCCGCACAGGAGCTGGCCGACCTCGCCACATCGTTTAACTCTGCTCGATTAAACAACCAGACTGCAGCTCTCAACGAGTTCTTGGACTACACCGAAACTAAAGCGTTGCCGGACAACATGTTGATGGTTGAGTCTGCTGAGTTCCAAGCAAAAGAACTTTGCAGAACGTGCAATATCCCCTTCTACCTCGCTGGGGTCAACATTGGCAGTTACCAATACACCACGAGTCGTGGCGCTCGTGAGGACCTTTACCTGTTTGGCGCACGACAATTTTTGGATTGTGTGTCAGGCACTTTGTCAGGCAACAATGTCACCCCACGAGGCACATATATCAAGTTTGATATCGATTCCTACTTGGAATCAATGATTGAAGAAATGCCAACAGAAACGCCAGCAATGGAGGAATCAGACTCATGAAATTAACCCTTTCCGCAGGTTTCGCAATTGATGTTGAAGCGGCCGCAGGTGATGAAGCACCGAAGCGTCAAATATCTGGGCTTGCAGCGCCATATAATATTTCTGCGACTGTGTCGAGCAACGAAAAAGTGCAGTTCGCACCTGGTTCACTTCCAGTTGACGGCAAAGCACCAAAACTGTTTATGTATCACGATGCATCACAGCCAGTTGGTTTGGTGACTTCACGCACCGAAACACCTGAAGGCATGATGTTCACAGCGAAGATCGCTGAAACAACAGCTGGTGACGAAGCACTTCAACTTGCTAAAGAAGGCGTGTTAGATAACGTTTCCGTTGGTGTGAATGTCATTGACTCGTATCAAGACAAAGACGGAACCACAATTATCACTAGCGCCGACTGGATGGAATTATCCCTAGTCCCCATCCCTGCATTTAGTGGTGCTACTATCACAGATGTGGCCGCTTCAGCGGAAACAACACCCGACACAATCTCAGACGAAAACTTGATCAAGGAGTCCCCCGTGTCGGAACACATTGAAGCTGCAGCACCTGAAGCCGCACCTACCGCACCTGCCATTTTCGCATCGGCTAAGAAGGCTCCTCGCCTCCCATCGGCTGGCGAGTGGATGGCCGCTTACCACCAAGGTGGCGAAACTTTTGCAAAGGTCAACGCTTCAGTGCTTGACTGGAAGAAAGAAAACCAGTCGACTTACGAAGCCGCAGCTGGTGATGTCGCTACGACCAACACTCCTGGTTTGCTTCCCGTTCCCGTGTTGGGACCGTTGGTGCAGAACATCAACTTCGTCCGTCCAGTTGTCAACCGCCTTGGCGCTCGTGCGTATCCGGACAACGGTGCACAAAAGACTTTCGTGCGTCCGACGATCACCACCCACACTTCGGTCGGTGCTCAGGCCGCCGAGTTTGATGCAGTGTCCGCAACCACAATGGTCATTGCTTCAAACACTGTTACAAAAACCACAGTCGCTGGCCAGGTCACTTTGTCAGTACAAGACATCGACTTCACTTCGCCCGCCGCGATGGTCGTTCCGGCGATGACCGCCTCCTGCTGGGAGGCGGCGCCCGCCACGACGTTCGCGGCGGTTATCGAGATATTGGCCATTGTCGTCTCCTTAAGGTGTTGCGCGTTGCCGTCGACAGGCTCGCCGGACGGCGGGCCGAACTGATGGATGCCCCGCGCGCCCCGCCGCTCAGCGACGGCGGCCGCAGCTCGGCCACGATGTCGGTCGTGGGGGTCTCCTCAGGATGCGCGGTAGAAACCGGCGGCGTTGATCTGCATGGTGAGGTCGCTCGCGTCGGTGGTGACCGCGAAATCGTGGTGGGTGAGCGGGATGCGACCCGAGTCCGCCGCGCTCTCCTGATAGGCGACGACCGCCTTGGTCAGGGTGTTGTTGGTGGCCCCACCGAGCGCCGTCCAGGTCTGGTCCGGGATGTCGACGTCCACCCGGTCGTTCGTGTCGTCGACCGTGATTGTCCCGGTGATGCCGGTCTTGCGGGCATAGTTGGTCGCATCCGCCTCGGTCGAGCCGTTGGCGAGGATGTCCGCCACCATGTCCCGGTCCCGCAGCGTGCTCTCCGACTCGTTGGTCTTGAGCAGCAGGATCAGCAGCGCGGACGCCCCGTCGCGCACCTTCTCGGCCACCGCCCCCTTCGCGATGTTGAAGACGCCATCGGCCATTGGTCTCTCCTCAGATGCGGTGACGCCGGAACGGCGCGATCAGGTCGGCGAAGCTGCGCCGCAGCGCTTCGAGCGCCGGGCCCGACGGGCGGTCGTAGAATTCCTCGACCCGCGCGAGGACCGCTTCCTTGAGCGCGGGGGGACACCCCTCGCCCGCCACCCAGCTCACACGGACGGCGCCGGGCCGGTTGAGCGTTGCGGGCCACGGGAAATCCTCGGCGGGATAGAGCCAGGCGCGCCCTGCGCCGGCGTCCACCAGCGCATAGTCGGCCGGGGCGACCGTCTGCTCGACGCCCGCGGGGTCGAGATAGCGGAGGCTGGCGATACTCGTCACCGGCCCGAGCGGCAACTCGATCTCCGCGACGGGAAAGGCGTCGATCTGCCCCTCCCAGGTCTGCGCCTCCAGGCACATGCCGAGGATGCCGCGCCAGCCGTCGAGGTACGAGACCGCCGCCGCGATCAGCGCGCCGATCTCGCCGTCGGCGGACGCGGAGGTCACGCGCAGCCGCGCCTTGGCCTCCTCGATCCCGACCGGGAGCGTGGCGGGCTCGACGACGCGGCGGAGGTGCATCAGTCCGCCTTCGCCTTGCGCGAGCCCTTGCCGGCGTCCTCGCCCTTGCCGGCATCCGTGTCCTTGACGGGCTCGGCCGGCTTGAACTCGGCCGGCTCCAGCGCGCCCGCCTCCTCGGCGGCAAGGACCAGCTCGGCCGGGCATGCATCGCCAGCCGCAAACTCTTCGGGGTAGATTTCCTTGTCGCGCACGCCGGTAAAGGCCGCCGCGAAAATGCGCTCGGACATCGTGTCCTCCGGTTCGGGATGGATGGGACGGTCGGTGCGCCGGGCCGACCCGGCGCACCCCGTTTCTCAGGTCAGACGGATACCTTCAGCCCGCGCATCGGCTCGGGGTTGAGGAGCCCGCCACCCACGCGCTTCGTGGTATAGAACTGCACGTAGGGCTTGTTGGTGAACGGGTCACGCAGGATGCGGGTGCCGGTCCGGTCCACGATCAGGTAGGACCGGTCGAAGTCACCGAACAGGACCGGGATGGCGTTCGCCGCCACGTTGGGCATGTCCGGCACCTCGACCACCGGATAGCCGAGGAGGGTCGAGGGCTGACCCGCGACATAGCTCGGCTGCCAGATGTAGTTGTTGGTCGTGTCCTTGAAGAGCCGGATGGTCGCGAGCGTGGTCCGGTTCATCGCGAACTTCGCATTGCCGGTGAAGGCCTGCGGCAGCGCGTAGACGAGGTTGACGAAATTGTCCGCCGCGATCGTCGAGGCCCCGCCGCTGTTGACGAGGAGGATGGCACCATAGGGGTGGTCGGCGGCGTTGGCCCCGCCGGTCACGTAGGTGAGGATGCCCTTCGGCTGGGTGGCGGCGTTGCCGGAGACGAAGGCGAGGCCCTCGGCACGGGCGAACTCGGTATCGACCTCACCCGCCAGCCAGGTCTCGAGGTCGATCTCCGCGTCGTCCAGCATCTGCTGGGTCGCGTTCGGGTTGGCGTAGAGCTCCATCGGCGTGTAGCTGTACGGCCCGAAGGTCGGGCTGTTGGTCGTGGGGCGCGCCGCCGACTCGCCGACCCAGCCCGACGCGGTGCCGAGCAGGTTGAAGAGCTTGGTGAAGCCCGCGCCACTGATGGTGATCTGCCGGGCGAGCTGGCGCATCGGCGAGATGAGGCGCAGCTTGTCGGTGATCGTCCGGTCCCACTCGACCGGCGCGAGATAGCCGCCCTCGGCCGCGGTGCCCTTGTTGAGGCTCGCCTGGACGTCGCCGCGCCGCACGTGCGCGCGGAAGGCGTCGGTATACTCCTGGTCGCGGATCGCGCGCTGCCCGCCGGCGCCGATGGTCGCCGCAGCGGCCGCGACGTTCAGCTTGTCGATTTCGGCCTGGAGGCGGCTGACATCGGCGTTGACGCGGTCGATCTTCTCGGACCGGACGACGTCCGCCTGACCCCTCTTCAGGGCCTCGATCTCGGCGGCATGCTCGTCGCGCATTGCCTTCACCGCGGTCTGCAGCTCGGCGAGGATCGCGTTGGCGTTGGTGGCGTCGGCACGGACGCCGACGGGGGTGAGGCCCCGGAACGAGGCCGAATTCATCATCTTGGACATGGGATCAATCTCCCTTGAGGGTTGCCAGGAGGCGCGTTGCCGCGCCCAGGTCGAGGCCAGCGCCCGGCGTGGCCGTCCCGGCAGCGCTTGGCGTGCCGGCCGCATCCCGCATCAGCCGGCGGCGCTCGGAGCGCGGCATGCCGGTCTTCGCGAGGGTCGCGTCGATCCGGCGGCGTGCGGAGATATCCGCGCGCGCCGCCGGCGGGGTCGTCTCGTCGGGACCGTCGAAGGTGGCGTCGGCAAAGCCCTTCGCCATCGCCTCCTCGGCCCGGAGCCAGCGCTCGGCGTCCATCATCGCCGCGACCTCGGCCCGGTCCTGCCCGGTCCGCGCCACGTAGATGTCGGCCATGGCACCATCGAACTCGTCGAACATCTCGGCCGCCGCGCGGAAGTCGTTGCGGTTGCCGACCACCACGCCCCAGGCGTTGTGGATCATCAGGAAGGTGCCGACGCCCATCTCGATCGTGTCGCCGGCCATGGCGATGACGGACGCCGCCGACGCCGCCAGCCCCATGACCTTGACCTTCACCTCGGCTGGGTGCTCGCGGAGGAGGTTGTAGATCGCCACCCCCTCGAACATGTCCCGCCGGGGCTGTTGATCTGCACGGTCACCGGGTTCGGCCCGATGCCGCGCAGCGCGGCGGCGGTGCGCTTGGCGGTAAAGCCCTCGCCCGTCCACCAGTCCTCGCCGATCAC